CAACCCAATACTGTACGTGAACTTATTGGAGAAGTAAAACTAGATGTTAGTAATTTCAAACTTTAAAAAAGGCGATGTAATGACTATCAAATGCAGTACTGGCGAAGAAGTCGTTGCTAGATTTGATGCAGATACAGGAAGCGAATTAAAAGTAATTAAGCCAACAGTGCTTACTATTAATCCACAGGATGGCAAAGCTATGCTAATTCCGTGGCTTATGAGTATTGACACAAACAATAGTGACCCAGTTATTATTGGAAAAAGTCAAGTCGTGGCGATCACTAGAACACAAAAACAGTTAGCGGATGGATACATGCAAAGTACTACGGGTATTGCATCACCAAGTTCAATTCTTGTCTAATAAATACGTGTATGAACTTTGTACACCGAGATAATGACAAGAGACAATGTGGAGCATCAACTAGCGCCACAGTCAATAATGTTAGAGTAAACAATCAATTTATTAGTACAGAGGGCGACACCAACAGTCATAGTGGTGGCGCTCTTCGTGCTACTGCGACAAGCGGTAGAACTCGTGCTGGCGGTAAGCCAATAATTATACTTAATGATCCAGCACAGCAAGATAGTTTTTGCGGAAAAATAGGCCATGCTGGACATGGACATTGTAATCCAAAAGCAACAAGTGCAAGCGGCAACGTAAGGGCTGGAGGATAATATGCCAGATTTAACTGATTTTAAAAACGGCCTTCAAGATGCCAATGAGTATCTTGATACTAAACACCATTTAAGTGGTACAGCCGCATTTGGCAATAGTAACTTGCGAGCAGTTGCACAAGCTGAATATAGTTTTACACTTCGTGAGTTATTATGTGGTGTACTTGGCGGCAATGGTATAAAACTTCCAAACATTCAAATTTGTATGAGTGCAAATATTGCAGAGTTATTAAAAATTCCTGCACTTCAAGGAGAACTATACGATGCGCTAAGTCAGCTTGATGGTGCAATGAATGACTTTATGGATCATACTAAACTAGACAGTGTACTAGGCAGACTTAATGGTGTATTAGCAGAAGCACAAAACGTTGCAAATATGATTGCTTTTTGTAGCACACCAGTAGACCCAATTGCTATTCCAAATATGTTAGAACGTGCTATGGGTAGTTTTCTTGGTGCAGGCAAAGAGTTAATTGACCAAATTGGTAGTATTGTTCCTGGGCAAGTATGTGCATGTATTGGTACCAATGGGTTTAACGGTAATGTATTTAATGGTGGAATTTTAGGTAAAATTGCCAATAATATTGATGCAATTAATGCAGGTAACCTTGGACAAAGTGTAATTGACAGTATACGTGGCGATATTGAAAATGTTGCTAGTAGTGTTAAAAATTTAATCAATTTTGAGAATAATATTAATGGCGCTTATAGTTTAGGTGGCAGCCAGTTTGCCACACCTGATCCAAGTTGTCACAGTGGCGTTGGTGTCATGCATAACCCAAATAATGGCAGTATTGCTGGCAATGCAAGACTTGCTAGTAGTATGAAAGGATTGTATGATAGACTTGCTGGATATCCAGTAACATATAGACCTGGAACTACACTTGGCGGAACAGCAGGTGATGTGCCAAATAGTGCAAGTAATCTTGACCCTAGTGATGCTGAGCCAATTGAATATGAGAATATTTTTAAACTACTATTTGATGATGACTTCTTAACACTATTAGATCAAGCAGATGATCCACAAAGCAATGTAGATAATCAAATACCAGTATATGACTATTGTGGAACAGTTATTGGTTATACTACACAAGTGATACAAAAAGAAGGCGATAAAAGTAAAGGAAGTGATCCAACTGCACCAGACAGTCCTGGTTATTTGGCTGGTGGATTAAACACAAGTGACGGAAATAGTGCAACTAATACAGAAACAGTTGCTGAAGGTTCCATTACTGTGCAAGGTGCTGGAGGTGCTAATGTCTACTTAGTTAATAGTGAACAAGCACAAGTAGCACTACAAACAAACACTCACGATTTAGTAGTAAGAACTGATATTTTAACTATCTTTGCACGCCTAAGCACTGAAACAAATAATTTTGGTACAATGGCGGACTACCAACAGAGTAGTGTAACCTTTACTACATTTGGGGAAAATGTTAATGAACTATCTGGCGAGGGGTTTGTTTCAAAAGACGGTACAGTTGCTATTGCAAGATCTATTACTGGAACTAATAATGAAATAACTGTTATTAATGGTAATGGCGCAGGCGGTAATCCTATTATTGGATTATCTGATAATGCAGTTATACCAGGATTTGGATCAATTACCTTACCAGTTGGTAATACTGCACAGCGCAGTAGCCCAGCACAATCAGGTATGATGCGTTATAATAATAGCACTGATGATATGGAAGTGTATTATGCTGATACTAATAGCTGGCGTAATTTAGCAACTATTGAAGACATTACATCACAAAGTAATATATTTGTTAACATTGGTACTGGAGCAGAAGTTTATAAACAAAAAAACTCAAGTCTTGAACAAGAGTTTAGAAAAGTTAATACTACTGGTGCACTTAATATTGTACAAAATTCAGATGATATTACTATTAGTGACACGCTAACTGCTAGTAATTTGGGCACTGGTGCAGAGCTATTTAAATCACGAGTAACAAATGATTTACAATTTAGAAAAATAAAATCATCTAACAATAGTGTAACAATTACTCAAGACACAAATGAAATTGATTTAACTATTCCTGGTGTAGCAAATACTACATTAACAACCACAGATGCAAATTCAACACCTGTTTTATTTAATACAGTAGCACTAAGACCAGACACAGGCAAGACTTGGTTCTTTAAACTCTATGTGTTAGCAGGTCGTGATTCGACAAAAAGAGCATGGCAACTAAACGGTGTAGTACAAAATAATTCAGACACTGATAGCTTTGTTGGTGCAGTTGGTCGAAATGATTATCAACGTAATACTGGTGAATCAACTATTAATCCATGGAGCGCAAATAGTGCGTATTCAAGTGGCACACAAGTTGAATATGATATGATTATATATGAATCAAATACTAATATTTCTAGCGGTAGTTCTAGTAGTACAACTAGCCCAGATACAAATAGTGATTGGAATCTTATTGATTCTGGATGGAACACTAGTGTAGTACTTAATAATAATCAAATGTCAATACGAGTACGTGGAGACACTTCTACTGTAAATTGGAGTTTAAAACTTGAATATGTTGAACTGTAAAAACATTAAATAAAATACTTGACAAATGAGTCGTTTTGCCGTATATTATGCGAAGTAATAGGTTATGGTAAGACGTCATGGCATACTATAACTTAACTTTAGGCAAATGAAAGGCAAACAAATGCGATCAAAAGACAATGGCGATGGGCGCAAAATTATGGCAAAGGTCGAAGTCCCACTAGGGATAGACGATATTACACTTTATGCACTACGGTATCTTGATGAGATTGGCGACAACGATCCACGAGAAACTATGGTATCAAGCACAAAGCGAGAAATATTCGGATATGCAAAACGAGCAATATTCCTATATGGATCAAATGAACCCAAAGAATATGTAACACAAAAACTTAATGGACAGGTAAAAGTTATTCGAAAAATTGTTGAATACAAATTTCCAGAGTGTGATTAATGAATAATATAATAGACTTCAATCTAGAGAGAGCAGTACGTAAAAGCGGACTGCATCGAGCAGAATGTAAACAAATGATTGAAGATGGATTTAATCCAATGGTTCCAAATGATATAGAAGAATATGGAGACTGGTTTTCAGTATCAGGTGAATTTTACCAGGAACATAATTGGACAGATGAAGCAATACAACGATTGCTTACTGATATTTTAGCTCAAGACCCAGAATAAATACATAAAACAAAGAAGTGGACTAAAACTTGAGTGATACCTTGGTTCTGAATGCAGATGCACAACCTGTTAGTTTCTTACCACTAAGTGTGGTGCAATGGAAAGAAGCAGTAATGTATATGTACCACGATAAATGTACAGTACTCGACTGGTATGATGATTGGGTTGTCCGATCTCCTAGTTGGGAAACTAGAGTACCAGCAGTTATTATGCTCAAAGAATACATGCACAAAACACGTAGACCTCGCTTTAGCAAAAATAATTTATATTTGCGAGATCTATATAAATGTGGATACTGTGGTGAAAGACATCTGAAAAGTGATCTTACAATGGACCATGTTACACCTGTATCAAAAGGCGGAAAGACGTCTTGGGTCAATTGTATTACAGCATGTAAGCCTTGTAACTGGAGTAAAAGTGATAAAGTAGGTCCAAATTGGCGTCCACTATATAAACCTTATCAACCAGGATATTATGAACTAGTGCGCAAACGTAAACAATTAGAGTTTACTGTACGTCATCCAAGTTGGTACCAGTGGCTTGATTTAGAAAAAAATTTATAACTCCCTGATTTTCAACAATATTTTTGTTCTGTTTTCTGTTGACTACCAAGACGTCTTACTTTATAGTGATGGTATAAGTTAAGGAGAAAACAATGCATACTAAACAAGATTACGAATTTGTTACTGAAGCCGATGCAACTAAGTTTGCTGACCAACGAAAAGTACCATTTGATCCGTCAGCAGATGTTTATGTACGTGGCCCGTTTTTAGTAGATGAGAAAAAAATATTTAAAGATATGCCTATTACTGAATTCCGTGAGCCTTACTGGAAAGTTACTGTAGAAATTTATAAATAAATTGCCTTTTATGGCTTGACACCAAGACGTATTGGTGCTATATTATAAGAGTAAACAACGGAGATATACGCAATGAAAGTTTTAGTTCAACACGCAAAGTTCGATAACCAAACAGGTGAAGTTTTGGGTTACACTGATGTAGCACTAATTGATGCAAGATTATTCAGTGATACAGTTGAAAAAGCACTTGAATATGCATATCGTTATACAAACAATGTAATGGGCTCTTGGAGTATACAAGAACAATATTTGCCGATGCGTGATGGCACGATGGTTGAGAACGGTGACTACAATCCAGATGTTACTGTGTTGCACACACGCCCAGACGGCATGGGTCAGCGTTCAAGCATGATAGGTGACCGTTTTATCATTGATGATGTTGTTTACAAGTGTGCAGTTTTTGGATTTAAAGAAGTGGAGACCGTATAATGGGTATTGAACAAGAACTTCCAGTTGATGTACTCAACAAAGTCACTAATATATATGACGATGTGCATGGCGGCCCGTTTGATAGGGGAGGTGCTGACAGCTATTATGGCAGACCATTTGACCCACATTACTGGCCATTGGGTACGTCAAAAGGTGTTCGTGTCGAAATGAAAGACATGACCCCTGAACAAATTACAGCCTATACTAAAGGTTTTAATGATAATGAAGAACAAGGCCATTTTAAAGAATGGTAATATAATACTTGACAAAAGTATATATCTTCATTATATTAATAACTAAGGAGTAACGTTTATGGCTACATTTGAAATTGAAACAATTGAATACAACAACTACGGAAGTGTTAAAAAAGAGTGTGAATTATTTGGTAGTAAAAAAGAAGCTATCAATCATATGCGGAAAAAAATTAAAGATCGTCACGGACTTCTACAACGAGGTGAGATTAAAGACGGCGAAGTTAAACTTCTCGATGATCGAGGAACTGTTCGAAAAGAAATTAAATTTGGACAGATTATCTAATCCCTAAAAACTGAGGCAGTAATGAAAAAACTTTTGATGAACGCACTAAGTGACGTATACAATATCTGTTTGGTTATTGTATTAGCAGTACTAGTAACACCAGCAAGTGCACAAACAACCTTTGCTGGATATAGTGAAGATTCCTTTCCAGAAACATATTGCATGGCACTAAACATTTATTATGAAGCACGTGGTAGTAGTATGGCTGACCAAATTGGTGTTAGTGATGTTGTATTAAATCGTGTACGTGATGCTCGCTATCCAGACACTGTGTGTGCAGTAGTTAAGCAAGGACGTCAGGACAGCAATGGCAATATGGTACGCAATGCGTGTCAATTTAGCTGGTATTGCGATGGCAAGGCAGATAATCCTCAAGACCAAGATGCTTGGGTTAGTGCACAAACACTTGCTTGGCGTATTATGAAGTTTGAGGAGTTTCGTGGACTAACAGAAGGCGCAACTCACTATCACGCACATTATGTAAATCCACGTTGGGCTCGTGACCTTACACTCACAGGATCTATTGGAGTACATAAATTTTATCGTTGGGACTAAAAATACATAAATATATGTATGAAAATAAACGAAGTAATAAATCAACCACTTGAAGAAGGTCCAAACGACCCTCACATTTTTAAAGCAGTTTTTATGGCTGGTGGCCCTGGATCTGGAAAGTCATACGTGGCTGGAAAGATGTTAGGCGGCACTGGCCTTAAAACTGTCAATAGTGATGAAATTTATGAGTACTTAGCACAGAAACAAGATATTGACCTAAGTGACCCAGAGCAAGTGTATTCCCCACAAGGACAAGAAGTACGCAATAAAGCAAAAGCCCTTACACAAAAAAGACGTGGACACTTTTTAGATGGTAGACTGGGTGTACTAATTGATGGTACAGGTAAAGATGTTGCTAAGGTTAAAAAAGATAGTGAAGCATTAAAGTCATTGGGTTACGACACAATGATGATTATGGTAAACACTAGTCTTGAACAAGCAACAACATTAAACCAAAAAAGAGCTAGAAGACTACCAGACGAAGTAGTAAGAGACATGTGGCATACAGTTCAGAATAACTTAATGCAATTCCAGCAAGTTTTCGGCGCCGCAAACTTTCATGTGGTAGATAATACAATGGGGCAGGAAAATAAAGAACGTAAAGAAAACTTCAATACTGTATACAAAAATGTACAGAAATTTTTAAATACTCCTCCTACTGATCGCCGTGCAATAAAATGGTTATCTAACCAACAAGACACAAGATAGGAGAATCAGTATGTATGAATATAAGTGTTTCACAATGCGAGTAATTGACGGTAATACTATTGATGCTGAGATCGATTTAGGATTTAACGTATTAGTAAGACAGCGAATCAAATTACATGGCATAGATTGTCCAGATATTAGAAGTAACGATCCAGCTACAAAAGAACGTGCACAGCAAGCACGATCTCGATTAGTAGAGCTAGTTGGAAAACAATTTTATTGTAATACAATTATGAATAAACGTGGTAAGATTGGCAGAACTCTCGGACATGTTTATACTATGGACAGTAACGATAGCCGTGTTGATATAAATCAGACACTTATAGACGACGGATTTGCTAACCGGTACGGAGATTAAAAAATGTTTTTTGGTATTTTAACTTTATTAGTCGCACTAACTATCAGCGGCGTTGCGATTTATTATAGTGTTGCTGGTTTAGTTGCTATTTTTGCAGCGGCTAGTATACCTATTATTATCATGGGCGGTGCACTAGAAGTAGGCAAACTGGTAGCCGCAGTGTGGTTGCATCGTTATTGGAGTCGTGCTGCCTGGTGGTTACGCTTATATTTAAGTGTAGCTGTATTGGTACTAATGTTTATTACAAGTATGGGTATCTTTGGCTTCCTATCAAAAGCACATATTGAACAGACTGCTGCTGCCAGTGAACAAGTAGCAACACTAGCAAGGTTTGATGAAGAAATTTTAAGAGAACGAGAAGTTATCGAAAGAGCAGAAGCACGTATTGCCAAGGGCGAACAAGATGCTAATGAAGAAGATATTGGCATACAAGAAAAGATAGATAAAGAACAAGAACGTATTGACAGTGCATATACAAGACGTCAACCGAGTATACGTGAACAACTGGACATCATTGAAGCACAGGAACTAGCACTTGATACAAGGGTTGCTGTATTTGAAGATGAAATTGCTAGTTTAGATACTGAAATTGTTCGACTGAATGGCCTAGTATCTGAATATAGAACTGAACTTGCTAATGCTAATGTTGCTAGTGTTGAAGAACAAGTACAACCTTATCGTGATCAAATAACAGAACTTGATAATGATATTACTAGACTAGACACTCAAGCGGCGGCATACGAAGTTCGTATTAGTGAACTAGTACCAGACTATAGTGCAGTCGACACACTAAACGTACAAATTGCTGCAATTGAAGAATCGATTGTTGTTACTACAAACAAACTACAAAGTCGTGAACGTGATAAGATTCGTGAAGGACAAGCTGTAATTGGTGTTACTAGTGATGGATTATTCGGTAATAACACAACCCGTGCGTTGAATACTTGGGTAACAGCACAACAAGCACGTATTGTACAATTACAATCACAAGAGACAGAACTAAGATCACAGGCACAATTAGTTATTAGTTCAGAGCGTGATCGTTTAACTGGTTTGGTTACTGGACTACGTGGACCACAAACAGAAAGTGTACAAGCCCGCAAGCAAGGATTGTTAGATACAATTGAACGTATTAGAAATGACGCTTCAAGTAGTTTACAAACACAGCGTGATAACATACAATCAAAAATTACTATAGTACTAGATACAGACATACCTGCTGTTAGAGATCAACGTAAACTATCACAAGATAGTATTACAGAGTTACGTAATTCGCCAGATCGTAAAATTGAAAATGCGCAAGCAGAAATAGCTAGACTACGTGAACTAGCAGAAGCAGAAATTGCACAGTCCCAAAGTGTTATTGAAAGATTACGTGCTGAAATTCAGATAGGTGACAATGTAGATTTAGATGAATTAACTGACGCACAGTTAGCTAGAATTAAAACAGCAAACGATAACATTGATCGTATTACAAATGAAAAATTTGCACTACAAGCAGAAGCTAGAAAGCTAGAAGCAGAAGTAGGCCCTGTTAAGTATTTGGCAGAGTTTATATATGAAGATGCAGACCGTACTACACTAGAAGATGCAGTACGTTGGGTAATACTTATTATTATATTTGTGTTTGACCCATTAGCAGTTGCATTGCTAATTAGTGCACAGTACATATTTGAATGGCGTAGGGAAGATAGACTAAAGCTAAAAATAAAAAAGCCTGAACCTCAAGTTGAACCAGAATTGGAAGAACAAGAGGTAGAAAAAGATAATACACCATCAATTTTGCCAGAGTTACAAGAGACAATTGAAGCTAATTTAACACCAATGTCAAAAACAGTTGTGCCAGAACCGGATAATAAAAAGGTTGACAAACCACCTTATGACCCGTATAATGACACAAGGCCAACAAAAGAATTGTCTCCTAGTGAAAGAATAGAACGTGAAATATTATGGCCAGACGATTATGATGGCAAATTAGCCCCACCTAAACCATACAAATAGGATTAATATAAACCCAATGAGGGAAAATAGTATATACCACATTACACCGCCTGATATGAAATTATTAGATACAGGACCAGTAGTAACCGTTTTATCCAGTGATACTAACTTTTTAGATAGTGTAGAACGTATGCATGAACAATTGTATAAAAGTGTTCCTGTTGCTATTTACAACTCTAATGGTCCAATCAATGATAATAATATAGCTTGGCTGGTTAGTGTAATGCGTCTTAGTGATAATGTGTTTGTTGACTTGGATACAGTTTCACAAACTGAACTAGTAGCAAGTTTACTAAATGAATCTAATGTAATTTACTTTAGTGAAAATAATCGTCAGCCTGATATTTTAAAGTTATTTAATATACGAGAAGGATACTCAGTATATGGAGATATGGAAGAATACGCAATAATGGTTGCAAATCAATATGTATAAAGGAGAAATAATGATTAACAAATTTTATATGGAACCAAATGAAAAAGTTTAATAAACCAGAAGCCAAAGCACCGATTAACTCGAGAATTATCTACAATACGTTAAGAGTAGTTGACGGAGATAATCAACTAGGTGTGATGAGTAAGAATAAAGCACTAAGTATTGCCAAAGATCGAGGATTAGATTTAGTTATTGTTACTGAATCAGCAAACCCTCCAGTCGCTAAAATACTAGACGCTAGTAAATATCTCTACGAACAAAAGCGGCGTGAAAAAGAAGTGGCTAAACGGCAACGTGAAAGTCGCATCGAGGTTAAAGAAATTCAGTTTCGGCCAGGTATTGGTGATCATGATTTCGATACAAAGATGAAAAATATTGAAAAGTTTCTTTCAAAAGGAAACAAAGTAAAATTAATGGTACGGTTTAAAGGCCGTCAAAATGCAAATAAACAAATAGGGTTTGATATACTTGAGCGTGTAGCGACTACACTTACTGAAGTTGAGTGGGACGCAAAGCCTAGTTTGAATGGAAATAGATTAATAGGGATCCTGAAACGAGGTAAAAATGGATAATAGACGACCAAGAAAAAAAGACAATAACGATAATAAAGGACTTTACGTTGAAGTACACAACAATGATGTTAGTAGAGCTTTACGTAAATTAAAAAAAATAATTAATAACGATGGCTTACTTAAAGAGTTACGTGATCGTGAGTATTATGAGAAGCCAAGTCTAAAGCGGAAGAAAGCAAAAGCTGCAGCTCGAAAGCGGTGGTTGAAACAGCAAGAAAAAAATAAAGACAGATAGCTTGACAATCAGTATCATATGTACTATATTAATACTATGATAAGAACATAGCCACTCAATGCGGTATAACGTCAAGTGAGCATGATAAGAAATACATAATACGGAACTACGGTTTGCATACGTAATAAGCACGTGAAGGGCCATATGGTTAGCCCTTTAACAATAAATAACTATGGATGCCAATGATGGGTCCATAAAATACATCTTGCTTAATAAAGGAGATAAAAGATGAATACATTAACTACAATTGACTTGAATAAACTTACCCCCCACAGTGTTGGCTTAGAGAGAATGTTTAACGACATGTTTAAATATACTGAGCATACACAAGCACACAACACTGGATATCCGCCATATAATATTGTACAAGAGGAAAATAAATTTCAGATTGAAATGGCACTTGCTGGCGTACGATTGGAAGATGTGGATATTGAAGTTGCTGACGGTATGTTAACTATTACACATACACCAGCTGAAGTTCAACCAAATGAACAAGTGCGGTGGGTACACAAAGGAATTGCACAACGCAAATTTAATCGTAGTTTTACCCTTGCTGATGATGTGGTGGTTCAGGGTGCGAGAATGGAGAACGGCATGCTATACATAGAGCTTGAACGTATCATTCCAGAAGAAAAGAAACCTAGAAAAATAGAAATTTCAGCAACATAAAACTTTGGGGGTGGATTAGCGTCCACCCCATTTAAACTACAGGGCATAAAAATGAGTACAGAGTTAGCATCCAGGATTGACACGTCATTTCATTTTGCACAACCTAAAAAATATAAAGTCGTTTTATTAAACGATGATCTAACACCAATGGAATTTGTTGTAGCAATTCTTGTTAATATTTTTAATAAGAGCGAAGCTGAAGCGAACCAGATTACATTAGCAGTTCATGAATCTGGTTCAGGAATTGCAGGTATATACAACTATGAAGTTGCAGAACAGAAAGCCCATGAAGCTACTAATGCTAGTCGTTCTTCTGGGTTTCCATTAGCATTAAAAGTAGAAGAAGAGTAAATCATGAGAATTGAAAACGAAGTATTACTGGACTACAGCGATGTTCTGATTCGTCCAAAGCGTAGCACATTAGGCTCACGCAAAGAAGTAAATTTAGAAAGAGAATTTACATTCCGTAATAAACTTGCAGTAGATCAAGATGTACTCTATAACGATTATGATTGGAAAGGTGTTCCAATTATGGCAAGTAATATGGACGGTGTTGGTA